CGCCGGTGTCGAGCACGTCGGGATTGCCGGCGTCATGCTCGTCCTGAGTCGCTGTCTGTAGGTGCGTAGCCAATTCCGCAGGCGTGGCGAACATGATCAGGTGCGCGACCGCAGATGATCTTGCCGCGCAGTCACGGTGTCGGTGAACCGGTTCGGATCGCCGGTCCCGTTGGCCGTCTGGATCTGGCTGTCGGCCTCGGCCTGAGACTCCGGTGACCATCCACGGTAGCCGTAGACCGACTCGCCCCCGACGCCCAGGACGGCCGAGCGCGTGGAGCTTGCGCTGGCGTTGGCCGAGAGGGTAGCCGCGGTAGCACTCTGCACCGAAGCGATGGTGATCCCCGCGTTGATCCCGGTGGCCGTGACCGTCCGGCCGACATCGGCGCTGCTGAACGTGCCGGCCGGCGCGGTGACAGCGGTCGATGCGTTGGTGCTCGTGAGGCTGATCGTGCGCGGGTCCGTCCCGCGGCCGGCCACCATCACTTGTCCTTCGGCTGAACGGGAACCTCAGCACCCCGCACCGCGGCGCGAGCTTCACGTGCGAGGTCGGGGTCGGTCTCCGGTGTCGGAGCACCCGAGGTCACGCCGGCCACGGTGTAGTTCTCGTTCGGGGTCGGGTCAGGAACCGAGCCGAAGTAGCCCTTCTCCTCGGCCTCATCGGTCTTCTCCTGCACCTCCTCGTTGCCCTCCTCGGCCGCGCCCTCGGCGTCCTCGTCCACCTTCTTCTCGGCCTTGCGCTGCTCGCGAGTCTGCTCGCGCTCCTGCTTGTCCTGAGCGCGCTCGGCTTTGTCGGCCTCTCGCTCCTGCTCGCGCTCCTGCTTGTCCGCGGCGCGCTTGTCCGCGGCCTCCTGCTTGCCCTGCTGCTTACTCTCGTCCTGCGCCATGACTAGCTCTCCCTTGTCTAGTAGGTTGGTGGATGACAACGAGCAGCCACGGACCCCCCCTAAGCTGCTCGTTGTCCTTTGCTCAGTAGCGGAGAACGCCCACCGGGTAGCGGTTCGCCTCGACCGGCTGGTCGTTGTTCAGCCGGTTCGCAACCTGCCAGCCGAGCCGGAAGGTCAGGCGGATGGCCGTCATATCCTGCTGCATCAAGTTGTAGACGATCGCTCCCGCGCCGTCCTGAATGACGCCTTCGCGGAACACGTCCACCGTGATGTCCTGGCGCACCGCCAAGACGAACTGAGACCAATCCCCAGCGAACAGCCGAACGTTGGTTCCGGCGCCACCACCGGTCGGGAACAGGCCACGCATCGGGTAGACCACCGGGAGGCCGTCGAAGCTGGACAGATCCCCGCCCACGCGGCCCACGTCGAGCCGCTGACCAGTGTTGTCCCGAGACGAGCGGAACTTCGACCGCGCGTTGGTGGCCGCGACGAAACCGCTTACGTCGTAGCCATCTCCCTCGACCAGCCCGTAGAGCGCGTCGAGGTCGCCCATGAAGCCGCCCGACGTAGCCGCGGTGACCTCAGTGAAGTTGTTGCCGGCCGCGGCTGCCGCGGCGTTGACGTTGGTCGGGAAGCTCGCCGGCGCGTTGGTGCCAAAGAAGATCGCGCTGTCCACGAGCCGGCCGAAGGCCTGGATCAGGTACGGCATGGCCTCGTCCCACACGTTGGCGTCGATGTCCGCGGCCACCGAGTCAGGGACCGGCAGGATGGTGGCCGCTTCCTCGATATTGACGTACTTGTTCGCCCACGCGAGTTCCGTGGTCTGCTTGAGACCCGTATCGCCGGTCACCCAGTAGGCGACGGGCAGGGCCGAGAGGACCGGCAGTCGGACTTGGTTGCGCGAGACCGGAATCCTACGAAACAAGGTGAGAGCCGCGGACTGCTCAACGGCAGCACCCAACATCTCCCGGCTGACTTCCTCGGGGATCAGCGCACCGACATCGGTACGGCTGGTCAAGGAGTTGTACGGCATTTGGGGATTTCCCTTCTCTGAGTAGTCCCCAAACGGGGTCTACGGTTTACTGCCTGCCCTTGGTGGCTAGGCCGTGGATTAGCTCGTTCATGCTCTGGACACCGGTCGGCGTCCGCGGTCCCTGGCCGGCGTCGCCTGCTGGCCTAGGGTTTTTCTCCTCGATCAACAGGTAGGCCTTGCTCTTGGCCAGATCGTCCAGAGCGGCCTCTAGAGCCTTGGTGTCGACATCGCCCTGGTCATTCACTTTGATCGAGTCGAGAGATCCGTTGCCGCGTAGGAATGCGACGGCGTCGGTTGGATCTCGGAATTGCTTGGACGCGGCGAGTGCGCGCGCCTCGGCCGTGATCAGTCGGCCGTTGACGCGAGACAGCGCCTCGGTCTCACCCTGCTTACGAGCTTGATCAACTTCTCGCTGGTGCTCGGTCTTGGACGCCTCAGCCAGCCTGTCGTACTCCGCGGCCCGTTTCTTGAGGTCGGCGTAGTCGGCGTACTTGGCCTCGGCCCGAGCTAGCCGGTCGCGCACGACGCGATCGACATCCTCTTGGCTGTAGCTCTTCCCGGCCGGCGCCTGCTGCTGCTGGCCCTGGTCGGTGTCTTGCTGGCCGGCGTCCGTGCCGGTTTCTGCTGGTGCTGTGGACATAGAGATCCGTTCCTCGTCAGGTACTTCTCCGACTTTGGACGCAGTCGTCGCGCTACCGGCTTAGGGATGCCGTACCCTGTCTGACACTTTCTGTCAGAGGTCTGTGGTTGAGTCTGGTCATGAAGCCGATTCCCGTAGGAGAGATCCGCGTTAGCTGGCATACCGACCCGGACAGCCGGAATGACTGGTTTGAGGTCGTCCGCGCGGACCCGGTAATTCAGGTCACGGCCAAGTTCCTTGCTGAGGCACGCCTTCACTGTGAGATGGCTCAGCTACTCGGCCGGAAGCCGTGGCTCACGCTGGAGAACGGCGTGCTGAGCTTCTGGCCCACGAGCACTCCGAGCCCGGTCGTCTACCGCGAGGTCGCGTACGACGAGGAGAAGGATCTCTATACGTTCTGCTGGCCGGACTGACCGACCGCGCCGTTGGTCCCTGTGGTCAGTTGAGAGGCCGCGGCGATCAGGCCTACCGCGGCGTAAGCAGCCGGCTTGGGGTCGCCGTTGGCGATCATCTCGTCCGCGAGGGAGAGCTTGGCGCGTACGTCGGTCGTGGCCGCTAGCTCCTGGCCGGCTAGCTCCTCCTCCTCCATCCGCTTGATCTGCGCCGGCGTGTAGCCCAGATCCTCCCGAGCCTGGTGGATGGTGATGATCGGGACCGTCCCTCCCGCGAGCTTGAGTGCCGCGTCGGCCTTGGCTCCCGGCGTGCTCGTGTTGGGATCGGCCCACTGGGTCTCCAGCTTGAGGTACTTCGGGTCCAGCTTCTCCAGCGGAACGCCTTGCTTGATAGCCAGCCCGAGCCGCATCAGCGCCGGCCAGGCCGAACCGAAGGAGCCCTGCTTACGGAGTGCCTTGCGGATAAGGGAAGCCTCAGCCGAGCGGATCGCGTCAGCGGAGGCCGGGTTGTCGGTGGACAGGCCGAGGTAGTGCGGAGGCAGGCCGGCGAGCGCGGCGATCTGGGAGACGAGGAGCTTGATCGCGTTGATGAAGTTGTCCAATGTGGCCTCGGGAAAGTGGCCGAACTTGACCTCTTTGCCACCGATCAGGGTCCGGCCCTTCAAGGCCTCGTCCCACTGCTTCCGTACCTCGTTACGGATCTTCTCGTTGGCCCGAGCCTCGCGCGGGATCTCCATCCCGGTCGCGTAGCGGCGTGGCATCGCGTGGTACTCGCTGGAGACCATCATGTCCGTAGCTAGCTTGTTGATCGCATTGAGCAGCGGGATCACGTCGGTCAACTCCGACTCGCCGGCGAGGTCAGTGAGCTTGGGCCGGTTGATGAACGGAACGATCGGTACCGCGCCGAGTGGGTTGGGTAGCTCGTCCAGCAGTTGCCAGGCGTTGGAGCCGGTTCCGCCGAGGAGCGAGCCTCGGTATTTCTGTACGGAGTCCGGCCCGTAGAGCCATCCGATCTGCGCCGAAGAGGTGGCGCTGTCGGCGTCTGGGTCCTTGTAGACCTTTGCGCCGTAGAGGATCTTGGTGGTCCCTGGCTTGTAGAGCACAGTCATCTGCGAGGCTGACTCGATCGTCATCCGCGGTTCGTCCGGCGCGTCCTCGTCGGCCCAGGCCAGGCCGAACGCGCGGCCATGCTTCATGGCGTCGGTGTGCCCTAGCTGAGACCACGTATCCAGGCCGTTGGCCAGGTACATATCCCAGACCTCTTGATCAACTTCGGTTTCGCTGCCGATCCGGAAGCCGCGCACGTCCAGGCGTTCCTCGATGCTGCCGATGATCACCCTGGCCCAGTTGATCGACAGTGACTCCAGGCGATCCTCTACCTGAGCGCGGACCTCGGGATGCAGGAAGCCAAGCTGCTGATTGCCAGAGAAGTAGTCGTCCAGCACGTTGTAGCCGTAGGCCTGCTGGCCGCTCGGCCGTAGCTGCCCGTTGCGCCGCGATTGGAGATCGGCCGCGAGCCGCTTCATGACTTCCGCACTCATACCGACCTCCCTTGCTTCATAGGCTGATCATCCATCCGCCCCCGCTGTCCTCTCCCACGGTGCGGCGCCAGGCCGCGGCTGCCATCGCCAGTGCCGGTACGCCGTCCACGCGGTTGTCCTTGGGTCCACGCTCGGGCTTGCTGATCCTGATCAACTCCGAGTCGTACGGTGCCTTGCGCACCTCGGCCGAGTCGAAACACGCGCGAGCGACTGGGTTGCCGTGATGTCGCAGCGTGCCGGCCTTCACCATCGCCATGACCTCGTTGAGGCCTGGCGTCATCCTGGCGTACGTGTTGGCGTAGGCCACGATCTCCTCTAGCCCGGTACGGTTCTGGATTTCTTGGATTACCGGCGCCATCGACCACTGGTCCGCGTCGATCGCGGAGATGAAGAAGTCCTGGCTGTCCTTCTCGATGTCGTCGTAGATCCTGGCGTAGTCCACGACGTTGCCCTCGGTGACCGTGAGCCAGCCGTCCTGTGCCCACCGGGTCCACTTCCCGTCCTGATGCTTGTCTAGCTCCACTAGCGCTTCCTCAGGCATCCAGAACCGCCAGAGCGCATGGAACTCGTCGCCATCGGGGATGATCATGGCCCAGGCCGTGAGGTCGAACTTGGCCGCGAGGTCGAGGCCGGCCCAGACCGTCGTACCGAGGAAGGCAGAACGGCCGTGATCGGGATGGAGCCAGAGGTCGCCCGAGAGCGAATCCCACTGGTGCATAGGCATCCAGCGGAAGCTCTGGCGCACCCACTGAGCGAGCCGGTACTGCCGGAAGCTGTTCTCCTTGAGCGGGTCGTTCCTGGCCTCGGTGGCCTCGTCCCGAAGTGCTTGCAGGCTAAGGAACTGGCCGAGCGCTGGGTTGGCCCAGGCCCAGTGGGACTCGTCGAACGGGTCGGCATCGTCGGGAGTGTTACGGAGGTAGGGAAGTACGTGAGGCTCGCGCCGCGGGTCCTCGGCATTCTTGACCATCGTGTCGTGCATGGTCCCGCACCAACTCGCCGGGTCGTCCCCCGGCGTGGTGGCCGCGACCATGAGCGGCTGGGTGCGCGTGCCCATCGCGGTACGTAGCGCGTCCCACAACTCGCCGTCCGGCTGAGTCAGCGACTCGTCAAAGACCACGGCGTGAGGGTTGTGCCCGAGGTTGCCGCCAGCGTCGGCCGCGATGATCTCGTAGTAGCTCGCGGTCTTGTTGTCCACGATCCGCTTGTTGGCCGACATGATCGTCAGCCGGCTAGAGAGCAAAGGAGATAGCTCCACCATCCGCTTCGCCACGTCGAAGACCTTGCGTGCCTGGTCCCGGTCCTTGGCCGCGCCGTAGATCTCCGCGCCCTCCTCGCCGTCTGCGCAGAGCATGTAGAGCGCGATGCCGGCCAGCATCTCCGACTTCCCTTGCTTTCTAGCTAGCTCGATCCAGACGATGCGCGTGGAGCGGACGTACAGGCCGTACTCGGCATCCCAGCGGACTTTGCCGAAGATCGGCCGGATCAGGTCGTCGCGCTGCCAGTCGGCCAGGATGAACTTGCGGCGCGCGTAGATCCCCTTGGTGTGTACCAAGATCTCCGCGAAGAATTTCTCCGCGTGATCGGCGCGCGGTACGCAGAAGTGGTCGCCGCGTTCCTGGCAAGTGATCTCGTCCAGCACTCGTCCGCATACCGGGAGCCGGCGAGCCATCGATCACCCAGGTATCGCGCGAGCGCGGATCTTCTCGGCCTCGGCGCGCTCGCGCTCGGTGCGCCGCTCGGCCACTCGTACCGTCTCCTCCGCGTAGGTCAGGCAGTCCACCATGCCCTTGAGCGCGTAGTAGACGATCGAGAATCGGTAGCCATCCGGCCGGCGCTTGGTGAGCGGCGTGACGCCGTGCACGAGGCCGCGGCCGTAGAACCACGTCACATCGCCATCTCCACAAGGGAAGACGACGTTGTACTCAGGGAGATGGAGGTAGCCACCGGCCATCCCGTAGCGGAGCGTCGGCATCGCGGACCACGTATCGAGGTTGTTCCCGTCACGGTGATACGGCAGCACGTTGGCCTTGTTGATGATCCCGCTAGTCCACAAGGACTCTTCCATGCGCCACTCGTCCAAGATCGACTTCCCGATCCGGTCCCGGTCGCGCTGAGCCTGTTGGGGGTAAAGCTCATCGAACTCGACCGTGAGGTAGCGAGCCAGATCCTCCAGAACCGCTTCCTGGCTAGGGTTGTCGCGCGCGAACGCACCGACCCGGCAGCCCTCCTGGCGAGCCATGATCTTGGCCGGCGAGTAGCCAAAGGTCACGCCGGCCGTCGTCATGTTGTGCCGAGCGACGCCACCCTTGCTGTAGTTGATCGCCAGGATCGTTGCACGCAAGCGAGCCTTGACGGCCACCGGGAGCCGCGTGATCAGAGCGACCGTCTCGCCCTTCTCCACTAGGCGAATCCGATCCCCGTCCCGCG